TGAAAGATTCATCCACCCCATCAAAGGCCATTGAATAAGTATTAGTAAAAGGTGTTACGCCGCCGCTTCCTGTTATGTTAGTTTCTCCTGCAGGTGTGCTGTCGTATATTTCAGCCCAATTAATAGTATTATTCGTCTTTCCTTTGCCCCAATCAATGGTATTATTTACTGCGCCTTGTCCCCAATCTATAGTATTACTCATTTTATTCTCTTATTACAAATTGTAAATCTTTTACTAGCATATCTGAATTGTCCGTAACATTTTCTACGTAAACTTCCACATAGTCGTTTTGTTCCATTAACGTGCCGTAGTTAAGCGCCAATGTTCCATTTGACAGCGTAGAAGGTGTAACTACGTCTACTTCCGAACCTGCTAACAATGTTCCGTTTTTATATAAACTAAATAAATAGTCGCTTGTTCCGCCGCCTTGCTTGTCGAAGCCTATTGTTACGTGCATTGAAACGTATTTTTGTTTTGTTCCGTCATAGGTTAAACGTCCGCCTGTGCTTACTGAATAACGAACCGCTGCTTGTGCTGTTGCTAAAGTTCCTACGTCTATTACTGTAGGTGTGTTTAGCGTTAATGTAGTATTCGTAGTATTGTTATTTACTGTCATTACAGCGCCGCTAGTTGAATTTAATAAGCCTTGATTACTAAATACATCATAGTTATAAGTAGCCGTCTGCGAATAGTCTGCTAAACCGCTCAAAGTAGGATTAAAAACTACACCCGTTGTTAAGCCTACATTTACAAAAGCATTCGCTGCAATAGTTCCAAATCCTGTCGTTGAACTTGTGCTTATGTTTATTCCGTCTTGCGTTTGCTGTGGGTGTATAATACAGCCGTTTATATTTACTGCACCGAATGAAGCTAAATTGTTTGCTTGTAGTTCAATCATAGGCACAGTAGCGTAACCGCTTGGCGTTGGTATAGTTGTTTCGTCAAACCAACGTATAAATTCACAAGAACTAATTTCTAGTTTGGAAACGTCTTGAAATCTACAACCAAAGTTTGTTGCTTCAATATAAAAAAACAAGCAGTTATTAAAGTCTACTAGGTCAAAGCCTTTAATGTCTAAAACATCAAAACAATTTCTAAACTGAACATTGACAAAAGCTAGTATTGAATCTCTTGAATTGTTATAACCACTTGCAGCAACGTTAGTAGCATCTATTAATGCGCTTCCTGTATTTGTAGCGGAAAGCCAAACATTACTTATTGAAAAGCTTACGTCTGTAATAGTTAAAAGTGTTTGCCCTGTAGTACCTGTGAATTCTATCTTGTCTTTTGTTCTGTCGTAGCCTATTATTTGGCTTCCTTCGTTTGTTACGCTTATTTGTGTACTTGTGCTTATAGTACCACGAATTAAATAAGTAGTGTTCGCTGCTAAAGTACTCGGTAAGTCTGAACTGCTAGTAACTTCTACAATCGTGTTTCCGTTGGCTACTTTGCTAATGGTAGCGTCTTCAAAAGTTACTGCACCTGCTCCGTCTGTTGTTAAGATTTGGTTTGCTGTTCCGTCTGCCGTTGGAAAAGTATAAGCTTCGTTAAACTCAATAGTTCCGTCATTTTGTACTTTGAAAGCCGTTGTACTTGCGTCTCGGATTTTAAAAATGTCGCTTGTAGGTGCGCCGCTTGGGTCTATAAAAAAGTCTACAAAAGGCGTTCCACTTGGCGAAGGAACTGCATTACTTTGAAAATATAAGTATTCTAATTTAGCGAACTTCAAAAAGTTGCTGTCGCAGTCTATAGTTCTGTCGCCTGAAAGCTGTGCGTCTCCGTTGTAAATAGTTGTAGAACCTGCACCGCCTACGACTTCTGCACCTGTAATATGTTTAGTTACATATCCGCCTAGTCCGTCGCTTTCTGCTATTGGAATTAAATCCGTTGCATCTAGGTTAGCGCTTTTCGCCGTTAATTGACTTATTTTCTTTTCTGCCATTTGTTAATTTTTTTAAGTATAACTTAAGCTTGTTTATATTTTGTTCTTTTGGCTTGTATTGTTTTATAGTACCCATCCGCTAAAATTTGTGTCCGTGTTTGGGTACATATCGCCGTTTGAATTTGTATTATATTCAGGAAACTTCGATTGGTTAAAACACATATAATCAATAAACCTTTGTACGTAGTGTTCTGCTACTTTGCGTTCTTTTTCTATTAAAAAGTCTACTTCTATTTTGTCTACGTTTTCGCTGTTTTCTGAACTATGTTTATAAATTCCTTTGTTAGCGATTGTATAAGCTGCGTAAGGTAAGTATTCAACCATAGCAAAATGAATAAGCATAGGCTTTATATACGTTTCTACAAGCGTTAAATAGTCGCCTGTTAAAGTGTCTGCTACTATGTCTGCTTGTATTCTTTGTAGTAAGTCAGTTCCTAAATATCCTTGTATATGAATGTCCTGTGCGATTTTTATATATTGTATAAACTTGTCCGTGTCTACGTTGCCATTCATAGCCGTAAACTTTACTAGGTCTGTTCGTGTTATTAAAAGTGCTTCTGCCATTGTTATTGGTTTTTAGGTAAAAAGCCTTGATTCGGCATATCTATAGGTCTTGTACTTACTAGCTTCGGATTCTTAATAACGTAGCCGTATTGTTCTGCTTTGCGTCCTGCTATTCTATTTGCTAAAGGGCTATTAACGTCTATTCCTACGCCTTCAAAACTTGCGTAAACTTGTTTGTTCCAACGATGGTAACAATTTCCACCGCCTTTGTATAACCAAATTGAATAAGTGTCTGCGCCTTTCGGCCCCCAACCTTTATTTACAGGTAAGTTATTCATTTGCAGAATGTCTTCTTTTCTGTATATTTTGTTAGCTGCCATCATTTTAGTACAGAATTCCCTTGAATTACTCTTTTGTTCGCCTGCGTAAACATACCTAGTAATGAACTTAATGCCGTCTATAACTTCGTCTTGTTCACTTTTACTATTTGGTCTTGCTGTTCCTGTGCTAACTAGATTTACTATTTTGCTTAATAAACTTTGTTTAGGCTCATTACTTAATAATTCGTTTTCTTCGTCGTCTGTGTCGTAGTCTACTTCGAATTCGTCTATTAGTAGCCAATCTTTGTTAGGTTCTTCTCCTGCGTCTTCTATAAACTTGTCTAGTGCGCTTTTTTCCTTGTTTGGATCTTCGCTTAATTCTAGTCCTGTTTCTTCTTGTACTTGTTCGTCTGTTAAAGCGTTTTCTAAATCTGTAAATTCTAAAGGCTTCAACGTTCTAAAAAACAAGTTTAAACTAACTCCATTAAAAGCTAGTATTTCTTCGAATGCGTCTAGTAGTATTTCTTGGCAAGGCTTTATAACCATATTATTAAATAATACAAAACTGCTTTCTAATTCTTCGCTGTTTGAACTAAAGCCGTTGCTATTTGCAACTCCGAATAACAAAGGGCTTGTTACTGAATGTCCTAGCATTATTTTACGCATTGCTTCTTCGCTCAAAGTGCTGTATAAGTCAGGCGCATCATTTACAGGCATAGAATCAACTGTAGTTTTAGAATCTGCGTTGTTGTTAAAAGCTACAATTACTTTTTCGCCTGTCGTTCCTGTAAGCTGTGAAAGAACTTTATTTTTAATCATTATTTGCTGTTCTTCACTTGGAACGCCGTTATTAAAGTTTACTACTGCACGTCCTGAAAAACCGCAGTTCACTTCGTTTATTAAGTAACAAGAAATGTCTTCTTCTAATTGTGCGTAAGGTAGTGCGCCGTGATAATCCACGTAAGAATAGTACTTCATTCCTACTGAATAAGGTCTTATGTACATTATTTCAATAGCTTCTTTAGAACATCCATAGGCAGGAATTCTTTTAGGTGGGTATTTTTTAACTTCTTCCCAATTATCCGAATAATAGTAAGCTTCTACTTTGCCTTTTTCGTTGCATTTTTCAGCCCTTAAAAGTTGTATAGGTATGTGATGAACAGCCTTTATTTTCTTTCTGTCTTTAGTGTAGATTATTTGCGCTGCACATTGTCCTAGCATCTTCAAATCGCTTACTAAATGTCTTACGCAATCCTTCGGAAACAATGCCATCATTTGAGCGTATTCGTTAGGCTTTCTCGATGCGTCTGTAGCCGAAAGTCCTCTGCCGTAAATTAAGCGCGTACAGCTGTTTATTATAGCGTTATTCGTTGTGCTATTCGTGTACCTGTCTATTAAGTATTGAAAGTAGTCGTTGTCTTCGCCGTATTCTACCCATTCGTGGCGCTTGCTTTCCTTTATTTCAGGCTTTTCATAGCTGCCTAGTTCTAAAAAATGTAAGTTATTCATAAACTATAAAATCGTTGTTAGAAGTGTGCGAAGTATATTGTCCATCGTTTACGCTGTAAGTTACTACGCTTTGATTAGTACAAAAAACTCTGTCTTTGTAGGCTATTGTAGTTCCGTCTTTTAGTACCAAGTCATAAAAACGTCCTTGCTTTAAATCAAAGATCGCGCTTATAGTATGGTAATAGTCGCCTTGTGTACTGCTTGTTATTGTTACTTCCACTTCTGTATTATTTTGGTCATCACGTAAAAACATAGAACTATATACTTCAGTTCTTGGTATAAAACTAAATGTTTGTTCTGATGCTGTTTCTTGTAAGACTATCATACTTTAATAACTTGTATTTCGTGTTTTTGTTTCTACAAAAAAAAAGCGTAGCTATTAAACTACGCCTTTCTAGTTGTTAGTCGGTTTATTAAGAAGTAACTATTGTAGCGTCTACTGCTGCGCCGTCAGCAAATAAAGTAGCTAAATCTGCTTCAGTCGTACAACTTAAGAAGTTTGCAGGGCTTACTTCCATTGCTGTAAAAGTAAGGCTGTAGCCGTTAAAATCTCCCATTGCTGCACCTGAAGAAACAGTTCCGCCTGTTACGTCTGCTCCTTGGTCTAATCCCATTAAAAAGAATTGGTCAGTCATTGAACGTACAACTATTCTAGGTCTTCCAAAAGCCAAAAGCTTCACATTTTTGTGTGTAGCGATGTCTTGTCTTTTAAGCTGAATAGCTAAATTTTGTTCAAAGAAAGTTGTTCCGTTTTCTCTTGAAGAATTAATGTTAGTTTCAAAAGAATTGTTTCCTTTCAATTCGTATTTGTATAAGTTAATAGGTGAAGCAGGCTGCCACGCATCTATTAAGTCTGTGTCTGTAGCGTCATACGTTACATTGTCTTCGTCTAAATCGTCGTAATTAATGAAGTAAACCGCTTTCAGTCCTGAAACCGAATCTTTACATTCTTCAATACGTCCGTTTGTAATATCACAAGCCATTGTATTTTTTTTTAAAGTTTATAAAAAAGGGCAGCGTATTTTTCGCCGCCCTCGTTAATTGTCAATTATTAATTATTAGTTAGCAGAGTTTACAATTCCGTAAGTAACTACGTCTTCTACGTTAGCATACTGCGCACCTGCCGCCATTCTCATAATTACACGAACGTTTTGGCTTCCGTCGATGTCTGCCATATCTATAGTTCTTACTTCTTGCGTGTCAGAAAGTAAAGAACATCCGAAGAACAAGTTAGACTTTTCAGCACATAATGCAGTATTGTCAGCAAGTCCGTTAGCAACAAAGATTTTAACTCCGTCGAAAGAAAGACTTCCGTTGTTATACCATTGTGTACCCATTGCGTTTGTTCCGTTTGCTCCTAATCCTGCTGCTCCGAATCCGCCTAATGCTCTTACATAGCTTCTAGCGATGTTTTGAGAAACGTAAATGTGTAAATCGTCTTTTGTGTAAACAGTAGAAGGAATAGCGTCTACGATGCTTCCTAATTCGTCGATTACGTTAGCAGCTGTTACAGTAGTTCCTGCTACTTCTTGTGCTGCAGGTAAGTCAGCGTCTAAAGCTACTTGCGTCATAATTCCGTCATACTCTCCTGTAGTAGAACTGTCTCCTGTCCAAAAGTTAGTTTCGTTTTTAGCAGCTACTTTAGAAGCTACGTAACCGATTAAATAGTCAGCGAAAGACTTAGGCAAAGTGTCAAAAGACGAATAACCTTGCTCGATCCCTTGCCAAGTGTTGTGAAATTCTGACTTACACAAAGACATATTTACTTGTAGGTCTTTTACTTCAAGGATTCTTTCTGTTAATGTTACAGTACCTGCTGCTGTGAAATCACAAGACGCATCTTTTAAAATGTCGTCTGTGCTTAACTTTTGCATTACTTGCTTGAATTTGATGTTAGGAAGTATTTCTACTCCGCCGTTCTCAATAGTTGGTGCGCTCAATAAAGCTGCGCTTACATACTTGCCTGCGAATTCGCCTGCGTATGTTGTTGTAATTGATGGATTTCCTGATGCCATTTTTTGTTGTTTTAGTTAATTATTAGTTTTTATTTTTCAAATTTTTCAAAGATTCTTTCCATAGTAGACTTACCGCCTTTTTTAGCGAATTTGTATCCGTGTTTTGCTTCCTTGTTTTCAGGATTCCAAACAATCGGTTCTACTTCTTCGGAAAGTTCAGTTTTTTCTTCAACTTTTTCTTCAGTAGTTTCTTCAGTAACATTTTCAGCAACTTCTTCATTTTCTACTTTGCTTAAAGTTTCTAGTTTAGCTTTTAGTTCTTCGTTTTCTTTTTTTAATGTTTCCATTTCAGAAAAGAAAGTTTCTTTTACGATTGATTCTACAGTCTTTTTAACAGGCTGCGAAGCTTCCATTTCTTCTTCTTTTTCTTCTTTGTCCTCGTACTCTTTTTTAGCTTCTTCTTCTTCGGCAGGTGCTTCTTCTTCTTTTGCTTTCATTTCTGCAATAATTCCTTCTTCCTTTACTACCATTATTCTGCCGTCTTCCATTTCGTACTCGCCTACAGGAACAGGAATTTTCTGTTCGTCTTCGGTTACGACTACTACTTCGTTTTCTGCTTCGAATGTTTCAGCTTCGACTTTAGTTACGCCGTCAGCCATCAACATAGAAGCTAGTTCTACTTCCATTCCTAGAAGTTCTCTTACTTTGTTTAAGATTGTATTTGCTTTCATTTTTACTTTAGTTTATGTATTTATAACTTGTTAATAAAATCTTTGTTCCATTTTTAGATGTTGCCTATGCCTTGAGCCTGTAAATCTCCGTTACAACATTTAGCGCTGTAAGTTCCGTTTTTACATAGGCAGCCACGTTTTCCGCCTTTAGGACTTGACTTGCTTGGAATGTATTTAGTTTTCTTATTCTTCATTCCTAATTTGTTTTAGTTTTCTTTGCGCCCATTCTATACCTTCGTCACCGCCCCAAGCTAGCCACATTAAACGACCGCATCCGTCTCCTAGTTCCTTGTCGCTGTTTTGTCTGTGTCTTTCAAAAGCTGCCATTCGTGAAATAGTTTCTTCGCTTATTGCTTCGCCTTTTGCTAATTGGTTAGCGCGTTGTTTTCCTACGGCAGTTCCGCAAGAACCCCATCCGTTTTTTTCTGCGTAGTTTAACGCTGTTTGTGCGTTCTTAGTTGCTGCCTTTGGGTAGTCTGTATAGCTTTCTAAATTTACGTTTAGTAGTTCTTTTAGTAGTTCTATAGTTTCTTGCTTTTCTATTTGTTCTTGCTTCATTTCGTACCTGTCAGCAAAATAACCTTCTATACTAAAGCCTTTTACTTTTCCGTCTTTTACGTCTTTCCAAACATCGTCATTATTTACCTTCATTGAAATCATCCAAGTTCCTTTAGGTAAATTAAAGCCGTACTTTTTAGACTTGTCTAGTTTTTCGTCTTCTATTAGCCAAGACTCAACTACAGACATTCCGTTTAATTTCTTTTCGTGTTCGTATGTAGCGTTGTTTTGATTAGAACGCATTAAAAACAATTCGCTTGCCTTGCGTACTGTGTCTTCGCTAAAGTAAATGTAGTATTCTTCGTTCTTGTCGTTGCGTCTGTAAATTTGTTTATTAGGAACTAAAGCAGCGCCCATAAGAATGCGCTTTTCTTTGTCTATTTCTTTTAGTTCTAATTCGTGTTTTTTCAGTGCTATAAAGTTTTCTTCTATGGCAGGCGATTCGACTACTGAAACGGCTTCTATTCCGCTGTCTAAATCGTCTTCATCTATAACTAATTCTACGATTCTCATAATTTAATAACTTAATTTTGTTTAAAGTGTTGCGTTTTGTACTCTGTTTCTGTCTAACGACTGCGCTGTAGTTACTTCGCCACTTACTACAAAGGCTTGTACAGGCTGTTGCTGAAGTTGTGCTAATTGGTTTATTCCGCTGTCGCCTACTACGTTAAATTCAGGCGTTATAGCGCCGCCTTCTAGTCCTTCTGTACTTGGTTCGCCTGTGCCACCTGCTGCGCCGCCACCTTCAAATTTTTGTGAAGCTATTGTAGCAATGTTTGCAAGTCCTGCGGCTACTGCTATTCCTGCTGCTATGGCACCTCTTACAGGAGAAGTAGGGTCGCCAACTACTAATTGCGAACCATAAGCAGAAGTAGCGTTTCTATAAGTGTCTATTGTTGCGCCTGCTATTTGTGCTGCTTTCTGTATTTTAAAAGCTGTTCTTGCTGCTTTTTCGTTTTTCTTTCCGAAGATTTCTGTAAGGCTTAATATAACGTCTAGACCTTGCTTTGTGGATTCTATTGAAAATTCTATATTTCTTTTTCGTCTTTCCGCAGCTTCTTTTTCTATTCTTTGGCGTTCTTTGTCGGCTGCTATTACAGCGGCATTTTCTGCCTGTAGCTGTTCGTTTAGTAAATTTAATGTTTCTTGTCCTGAAATTACTTTTATAGCTTTTAATGCGTCGAATGCTTCTTTTTCCCTTCTTTCGTCTTCGGCTTGTTTTTGTTTAGCAAACTTGTCGCGTATTTTTTGTTCTGCTTTTGCTTCTAGTTTTCTGTTTAGGTCTAGTCGTTTTAAGCGTTCGTCTTTTAATAGGTTTTCGTTTCTTTTTATGTCTTCGCGCTCCCTTCTGAATTTGTCGCGATTTATTTCTAATTCTTTTTCTATTCCTTCTTCTAGTAGTTTGTTTTCTTGGTCTTCTATTTTACGTGCTGCATTGATTCTATTTTGTAAATATGTTTTGTAATTAGAAAGCCTATCTTTTTGGTTAGATTTTTCTTTTTGTTTTGTTTCTTTAGCATTATTTATAGTCAGTATTTTTAGTTCATTCTCGCCATCCTTAACAGCCTTGACATATTTTTTATATTCCTTTACACGTTCCCTATTTAATTCTAAACCTAATCTTATAAATTGTTTTTCTGTTTCACTTGCATTCTTATACTGTTTTTCTAAAATTTTGAGTTGTGCAACAGCATCGTCAAAAGTTTTTTGGTTTTCGTTTCTTTCCCTTGCATTGAATGCTATTTTGTCTTTGATTCTTTCTTTTTCTATTTCAAAAGTCTCCTTTCCTAATGCTTTTGCGAGTGCTATTTCTCTATTAAATTGGTCTTGTCTTTCATTGAATGCCGTTTCTCTTGCTTCTTTTTCCGCTGCAATACGTGCCATTTCGTTCTGATGACGAATTTCCCTTTCTGCTGCTTGTTCTTCTTCTGCAAAGTTTGTAAGCCCGATTAAGTCTCCAAAGTCTTTAAACGCCTGTATTACGGGGTCTAAAAAATCTGTTAAACTGCCTAAAGCTGTAATTACAGCGGCAATGGCTGTAACTATTATTCCTAATGGATTTGCTTTTAATACTACATTGAAAACTTTTTGCGCTGATGTAACTATTCCCGTAATTCCGCCTAATTCTCGGTATGAAGTAATAAGCCCTTTAACGCCTTGCTGTATGGCTAAAGCGCTTTGTACTTTTAAAAGTGATTTTTCTAAAGCTTCGTTTTCACTACCAAATAAAGCCATTGCGCCTTGCGTAGCTGCAAAGCCACTTGTAACGCCTTCTAGTCCTTTTCCTAGTTTACCTGTTAAAGTTTCAGCTGCTCCGTCTACTGCTAGGTCTGTTTCTATTTGTACTCGTCTGTAGTTTCCTACTTCTGCTAGTAAGTCTTTATAGGCTTGGCTTGAAGTGTCGCCTGCTAAAGCCATTTGGTAAAGGCGGTCTTCCATTTCGCCCATTTGACCCGTAAGCGGTTTCATTTCGCCGTATACGTCTTCGAATGTAGCGCCTAGGTCTGTAGCTTCTTTCGTCATTCCATCGTAAGCAAGTGTAAGTTCGCTTAATGATTTTCTAGCTGCGTCTGCTTCTTTAGAATTTTCGCCAAATTGCTTGCTTAAGTCGTTTACTTCGTCTGTAGCTTCGGCTATGCTTTTACGTAGCCTGTCGAATTCTTTTTGAGTTTCTTTTGAATTCGTGTTTA